ACTACCACGATTAGCCTCTATTTATAAAGAAAAACACTACTATGTCAAAAGTAACCTTTGGTGGAGGTGAGTATTTAGCTAACACCACCGCAGTAACCGGAAGCTTCAGATCTATTACTGCTGTTGCAGATAATACAGTTGTTGCTGACGCTACATTTGCAGATGGCTCTAAAGTAACGAATATGCCTGTACCAACAGGAACTACCTTAGATGTAAAAACTCACAGAATCAAACTTTCAGGAGGCGCTGCTTTCTTAGCAAAATAAAGTGATTATGTCCGTACCTTTCAATAAAGAAATCATCGCAGAAGCTATCAAGGAGGTATTATCTGAAGACCAGAAAATACCAGTAAGAGTATCCTCAAAATCAGATCCTTCAGATACCGGTTCAATCGAAGTGATGGATAAAGATAAGATGAATGCTTTAAAGCGTACCGGTAAAGTTGAGATTGACCCAGTAGAGGAAGATCATCACGAAAATCCATCTGACGATTCGGACATGGCTAAATCTCAGCTATACGCTATTGCTAAGTACGCTATGGAGTTACTCCAAATGATAAAAGACGGGCAACCTTTAGATGCATGGGTACAAGCTAAAATTACCAAAGCATCAGATTACATTGACGCAGTACAGCACTACTTAGAAGGTGAAGAATTCCTCGACAGCGAAGAATCAGAATTAACTGACGATCAATTGCAGGAATTATTTGGTAGAGTAAAAGATAAGACAATTAACTACAAAGGACACGTCTACAAAATTATTGATGTAGATAAAGCCGGTACGTTTACGTTAATCGATCCTGAAGACCCTTCAGCAGAAGCTTTTTATGTCAACCAAGCTCAAATGAAGCAAGGTGAAGTAAAACCTGTTGAAGATGATACAGAAGAGATTCCAATATCCGACCTAATGGAAGCGAAAGCAACATGCTGCGGTAAATGCGGGAGGGTACATGTTAAGGGTACAGAATGTAAGAAACCATACTTAACAGGTAAAGATCACTGCAGATATAACTAAGATGACTAAGCAAGAGTTAAAAGATATTATCGAAGAAGCTTATTACGAGCTCTTATCAGAAGGTCTAATCTCTGAAGCAGAAGAGGATGAACTCCCCGCAGAAGAAGAGACTGAAGAGACTCCTGATACAGAATTTCCTGATGCAGGAGAAGTAGAAGCATCTGAAGAAGAGGTTGCCGACCCAACACCTGAAATCTTAGCTAAGTTTCCTACGTTAAAAAAGACTATTGTTCACCTACTTACTCCTGATTATGAAGAGTTTGTAGAAAAAATTGGATGGATGTCTCCTAAACCTTCTACGTTTAAAGTAGAGTTTAAGAACGGTCAAGACCTTCAATTAAAGTGGATGGGTAAAGGCTTTCAAGCTACTGTAGAAGGTAAACGGTACTACTTAGATAACATCTCAGAATATCAGCAATGTTTAGATAAGATTACCGCTATGTTAGCCTCCGGTCCTATCGCAGATCAATTCGCCGATGCAGAATCTGGTGAAGATGTATTTGGCGGTGCTGAAGGTGGAGGTGGAGACTTCCCCGGTGAAGAAGGTGGAGCCGCTGGATTCGAAGGTGGTGAAGAAGGAGGAGCCGAAGCAGGAGCAGAAACTCCATCTGGTGAAGAAGATGTATTCGCAGGCGTAGAAGCATAGAAAATGGATATACTAGACAAACTCATACAAGAGTGGTCATGGAGAACAGAAAAAGGATACCCAGACCTTACTAATAAAAAAGACCTTCAGATCTTAAGAGAGGTTTTTGGAATCAACCTTACTGAAGGTATGAAAGAAAAGGTAGCAGTACAGAAGATCATTGCTGCAGACCCCGGTAAGTATGAGAAGATGTCTAACGACTTCCGTATAGCAAATAAAGCTAAAGTATCAGCAGAAGAGTTTATCGCTTCAATCAAAAAAGCATTCGGTGAAGATACAGCTGTAGAGATGCTTCCTCCCAGAACAGGTAAGAACGAAAGTGGTAAGTTTAACTTATTTACTTTCGATGCCGACGGTAAGGAGGTTTCAATTTACTTGGCAGGCGGTGCTGGTGCTAACGAAGGTATTAAGTACGAACTTCAAGTAGCTCAAGATCTACACAACTACAATAACGGTGAAACAGACTTTATTCATAAGGATGTAGTTGAAGAGATTATTCAAGAGTTCGAGCTAAAGCCTGGAAACTTTGAGATTAAAGAAGAAGGTAAGGAAAATAAAAAAAGACCTCTTAAGTTTACACCCGAAGGTCCAATTATTGACTATTCAGGAGAAAGTGTAGCAGATACGTTAACAGACCTTACTATTATTAAGGGGAGTGAAAAGTACTACATCTCTCTAAAATTCGGAAGTACCTTAACATTCTTTAACGCAGGTGTAGCAGTAAACACATTCCCAGCAGAAGAAATTAAAGCAGGTAAAGTAACAAATCCTAATGGAGTAGCTTTACTAGAGATGCTAGGTATTGATAACGAGATATTCTGTAGAGTATTTAATGAATACGAAAAAACAGACTTTAGCCAGTACCACACTACTACTTCTGATTTCGATCAAGAAAAACTCTTTAATTTGGTATACAGTGGAATCGGTAGCGGATATTATATGTTGAAAGGCAGCAAAGGCGGTTACTCTTTCTATAAAGTAACAGAAGAGTATGCTAGAAAAGCAGCAACTCCCACAAGCGGTATTAATATTCAATACGGAGGATCAAACGGAAAGGGAAAGAGGATTGACGTAGTATTTGAATCAGCAGAATACTATTTTAAGGTTAACATTAGAAACAAGCAAGGCGGCTTGTACCCATCACATATAATGTGTGATTACAAGAAAAAGTAAAGTATATATTTATATATAATGAGAGGTTTTAAATTCGAACATATTGTAATACTAGTCTTAGGGGTAGCTCTACTATGGTTAACACAATGCCGTAGAACAGAACCTATTGTAGATGAGATTATAAAAACAGAGGTTGTAACTAAATGGGATACTGTTGAGGTTGCTAAGACTGAATACGTTCCTAAAATCATTGAAAAGGTAGTAGTAAGTATTGATACGTTTACTGCACCTATTGATACGATTTCAGTGTTAGAAGATTATTACGCAAAGTACTTTTACACTGATACTATTCAAATAGATACTTTAGGTTCTGTGGTGATAAATGATACTATCACTAGAAACTTAATTTCATTTAGAGATGTACAATCCAACATTTTCATCCCAACAACTACAATTACTAATACTGTTTACCTCAACAGGAGGGAGTTTTACGGCGGTATTTCGTTAACTGGACAGCCTACTCAATTAGATTTTATTAACGGAGAGTTACTATACAAAGGTAAGAAGAGAAACGCTTACGGTATAGGGGTAGGTATCAATAATGAACTTGTACCTATCTACACTTTCAAAGTATTTTGGAAGATAGGTAAATGAGTCAGCAAGACGTAAAGAAAATAGTAATACAGGAATACGCTAAGTGTGCAAAGGATCCTGCATACTTCATGCGTAAGTACTGTTATATACAGCACCCGCAGAGAGGACGTATATTATTCAACTTATATCCATTCCAGGATAAAGTTTTACACTTATTTAGAGATCATCAATTTCTTATTACACTTAAGTCTAGGCAGTTAGGTATTTCCACTTTAGCAGCAGGATACAGTTTATGGTTGATGATCTTCCATAAAGATAAGAACGTACTTGCTCTTGCAACTACTCAAGCTACAGCTCGAAACTTAGTAAACAAGGTACAGTTTATGTACAAAGAGCTTCCTAGCTGGTTAAGGATTAAAGCAGTAGAAGACAACAAACTATCCTTAAGACTTAAAAACGGCTCAAGGATTACAGCTAAATCATCTAACTCAGATGCTGCACGTTCAGAAGCAGTATCTCTACTACTAATCGATGAGGCTGCATTTATCGAAAATATTGACGAAACATTTGCTGCAGCACAACAAACACTAGCTACCGGAGGTCAATGTATGGCTTTATCAACACCTAACGGTATTGGTAATTGGTTCCATCAGACCTGGGAGAAAGCAGAGACAGCAGAGAATAGTTTTGTACCTATTAAGTTGCCGTGGACAGTACATCCTGAGAGAAACCAAGATTGGAGGGATAACAAGATAAGGACTTAGGACCTAGAATGGCTGCTCAAGAATGTGATTGCGACTTCTTATCATCCGGCGATACAGTATTTGAACCAGCAGATCTAGTCTGGTACGAAGAGGGTCAGCAACAAGATCCTTCTGAAAAAAGAGGGGTGAGTGGAGACTACTGGGTATGGGAGTATCCTGACTTCTCTAAAAGTTATATGGTTGTAGCAGATGTTGCTCGAGGAGATGGCCAAGATTACTCCACTTTCCACGTCTTTGACGTAGAAGGAGCTTCTCAAGTAGCTGAGTTTAAGAGTAAGGTACCGCCAAAAGATTTTGGTAACTTACTAGTAAGTGTTGCTACTGAATATAATAATGCACTACTGGTAGTAGAGAATGCAAATATTGGGTGGTCTACTATCGAACAAATTATTGAAAGAGACTACCCTAATATGTATTACTCTTCTAGATCAGAGCAAGATACTGTAGAAACCTATATGACTAAAATGGAGAAAGGTAATCTAGTACCAGGCTTCACAATGTCTATGAGAACTAGACCTTTAGTTATTGCTAAGATGATGGATTACGTTAGAGAGAGATCTGTAACTATAAAATCCCAACGTCTACTTAAGGAGATGAGGGTCTTTATATGGAAGAACGGTAAAGCACAGGCACAAACTAATTACAATGATGATTTAGTTATGGCTTTTGCAACAGGGCTATACGTTAGAGACACAGCACTAAGACTGAGGCAGCAAGGTATGGATTTATCTAGAGCTAATCTATCAGCTATTTCAAACCTAAACCAGAGACAAGGAGCTGCATATTCAGTTGCTAATATGCAAAATAATCCGTATCTTATGAAGACGCCTGATGGTGAACAAGATATATCTTGGTTATTATAGTAGGCCTATTTATAATTAAACTCATTTTGCATGGCTGATACTTCCTTATTTGGTAGATTACAGAGATTATTTTCTACCGACGTAGTAATTCGTAACGTCGGCGGAAATCAGCTAAAGGTAGCTGATGTTAATCATATCCAGAGTACTGGTCGATATGAGACTAACTCATTAGTAGACAGATTCTCAAGACTATACTTATATAATAATAAGAATATATTTAACCCAAACCTTAACTACCAGACGTTAAGGATTCAACTATATTCTGATTACGAAGCAATGGACACAGATCCAATCATCGCTTCAGCATTGGATATTTTAGCAGATGAAACCACCCTTAAAAACGATATGGGTGACATTCTTACTATTAAAACATCTGACGAAAACATTAAAAAGATTCTTCATAATCTATTTTACGACGTATTAAATATTGAATTTAATCTTTGGTCATGGACTCGTAACATGGTTAAGTATGGAGACTTCTTCTTGAAGTTAGAAGTAGCAGAAGAGTTTGGTGTATACAACGTCTTACCGTATACGGTATACAGTATGATAAGACATGAGAGTCAAGATCCCGACGAACCAGCCAAAGTAATGTTTACAATCGACCCAGACGGTATTGCTTCCTCAACTGATCCAAACTATATTCCTAGACATAAGGATAAGATTATTCAATTAGATAACTACGAAGTAGCACACTTCAGACTATTATCAGACACCAACTACCTACCTTACGGACGTTCTTACTTAGAGCCTGCTAGAAAGATCTTCAAGCAGTTAACATTGATGGAGGATGCGATGTTAATTCACCGTATCATGAGAGCTCCTGAGAAGAGAGTATTCTATGTAAACGTTGGTCAAATTCCTCCACAGGAAGTTGAGCAGTTCATGCAAAAGACTATCAACGGCATGAAGAAGACTCCTTATGTTGATCCTCAAACAGGTCAATATAACCTCAAGTTCAACATGCAGAACATGATGGAGGATTTTTATATTCCGGTTAGAGGAGTAGATGCTACAACAAGAATTGATACTACTAAAGGTTTAGATTACGACGGTACAAATGACGTTGAATACCTAAGAGACAAAATGTTTGCTGCACTCAAAGTGCCAAAAGCATACTTCGGTTACGAAGGAGATTTGCAAGGTAAAGCAACGTTAGCAGCAGAAGATATTAGGTTTGCAAGAACTATCGAACGTATTCAGAGAATCATCGAATCTGAATTAACTAAGATCGCTTTAGTACATTTATACGTTCAAGGATATAAAGGAGAAGGA